TGCGAAATGGCGCGATTCGTCAAAAGCCCGGCACTGTCACTCGCGTCAATTCCAGCGGTGAAATTAAAGTATTGAATGATTTGTATGGGGACTTGCAAACAGTGAAGCAGAGTCCCGATTTGCAACGATTGATTGACCTGCGGACACTCTTTGATAACAAGATCAATTTCGCAAAATCGGCACGCGACGTTTCGAGTTCACTTGATCCGCTCTCCCGCGCAATCCGAAAACAAATAGCGGATACAGCCGCGGGTATTGTTGGTAAGTCGGAAGCGGCAAACCTTACGAAGTATTCAGAATTTATTGACGCGCTCAATGAGCTTAAGTCTTTCACCGACAGAAAGGCAGGTGCTGAATTTCTTCTTAAACAAGTATTGTCTGATCGTGGAGGCACACCGCGACAAGTAATCCAGACAATCAAAGATTTTACTGGCATCGATCTGATGGATGATGCAGTGATGTCATCACTTGCTACAGACCTTATCGGAAATTCGCGTCAAAAAGGACTCTTTAGACAAGAGCTAACTAAAGCAGGTCTTGATGCGGCGGCTCTAATGCGGGGTGATCCTACCGGGGCGATTCAGTTGATGATGAGCATCGGGAAAAAAGCCCTTGTAAACGAGGAGAAACAATTCCTTAATGCGGCAAAATGACTTATTTTATGAACCAGCCACTTTTATACACTCCCCCCTTCCAAAGGCCGATGCCTAGTAGGATGAGAGCTATAATAATTCCTAATATAATCATACTCACTCTCATACCACACCACCCCCTAACAAGTCAACCATGAAAAATCAAATCAGAGGAATCGTAAAAAAGAAGCAGGAAGCCCCAACAGGGGGATTTGCCGAATCTATGCTTGGCGCACAGTATCTCTTCAAAGAAATTGAGGAGACAAAAGAAGAGCTGACAACTGCGGTCGATGAAAAGATAGAGGAGGTCGAAAGTGTGGTACAGGAGGCGAAAGTAGCCGTTGCAGAAAGTACCAAAAAGATAGATACAAAAGTTGCGGAATTTGAGCAGACGGCGATCGGACTGATTCAAGATATACAAAACATTCCGACATTGCAGGGCAATCCGGGTACTCCGGCTGACGAGGAAAAAATAATCAAAACGGTTCTGTCTAAAATTCCTCCTGCTCCGAAAGCTCCAAAACTCGATGAGACGGCATTGTTCAAACGCTTCGTTTCAAAACTGCCGGAAAACAAGGCGAGCTTGAAAATCATTCAAGAGATTTTTGAGACTGATCCGATGTTGGTGATTGATAAGATTCTTGCCCTGCCGGAAGACAAATTCAGACTGAAAACATCGCACATCACCGGACTCGACCAGACAATTCGGGCAATTCATAGCCAGATAGGGCAGAGGGGGTACTTGCATGGAGGTGGCGACACGGTTGTCGCGGGAACGAACATCACGCTGACGCGGAATACAAACGGCACTGTGACGATCAATTCAACAGGAGGCGGGGCTTCTCCACTCACCACAAAAGGCGACCTGTATACCTATTCAACAGTAAATGCTCGTCTGCCGGTCGGCACGAATGGGCAACTGCTTTCGGCTGATAGTACAGAGCCAACAGGACTCAAATGGGTCACAGCGAGCGGTTCGGGAACCGTCACCGAGGTCTCTGTCGTGACCGCAAATGGCGTGTCGGGAAGTGTCGCAAACGCCACCACCACTCCTGCAATAACTCTTACGCTTGGGGCAATTACTCCGACATCCGTCGCCGCAATCGGCACCGTCACCGGCTCGAATCTTTCGGGAACGAATACCGGCGATCAGACACTCGCGGGACTTGGAGGCGCGAACACCGCGCTCTCGAACCTTGCGGCGGTGGCGATTAACACCTCGCTTATCTCTGACACCGATTCAACCGATAACCTCGGCTCGACGACCGTGGCGTGGGCAAACCTCTATGTCGACACGATCAGGTCGATTACGGGAAACGCTCTGGCACTCACCCCAGTCTCTGGGCAGAGTCTCACGGTCAATCTCGCGACCACCGGGGACTTTGCGGTGAATACCAGTCAGTTGTACGTCGATACGTCAGCCGCCAGTGTCGGTATCGGGACGACAGCGATGGAAACCTTCTACCGCACGACGAATGCAGGAGCGGATCAGGCAGTCGTGCTCGGCGTGCAGAATGCTAACGGCTCCCGGTTTGGGTTCGCCGGGGTAAATTCCTCGAACTCTGACCTGTATTTCATTCAACCGAATGCTTCGGGAAATAATGTCGCTTCAGCGTTGATTCGGGGAGGGATGCCGTCAGCGATTGCGGGCGCGGAAACGGGGTATCTTATCTTCTATACGAAGCCGTCGACGGGCGCACTCGCGGAGGCAATGCGCATCAATACTGCGGGGGCTGTCGCAATCGGGACGGCGACACCACAATCGTTGATCAATACAACCTCGTCCCCGTTTCTCGATATAACGAGTGCGGCAGGAGCGGGCACGACGGGATTGGTGATCCATGATCTCGATACCACACAGGAGTCGGCATTTGCCACCGCGGGAGCGGGACTGTTTATCGACGTTGCGGGACACGCAACTGCGTCAAACAATTTCATCGCATTTCGGACGAATCCTAATAATTCAGCTTACGGAGCTACGATCGTTGAAGCCATGCGGATCACGAGTGCGGGTACCGTCGGTATCGGCAACACGCCCGCAGCGGGGTTCCGGCTCGAAGTCGGAGCGGGCGGTGCAGGATCAACGAATGAGATCATCAAGATCAACGGTGGGGCATCGGGGCTTGCTGCGACGTACTATTACCAAAATAACGTCGTCAGGGGTCTCTTCGGTCTTGCAAGCGGAAACGACGCACTGGTTACTTCTTCGGTGCTCGGGGACTTTGTGATCCGCAACAGCCAAAAGATGCTTTTTAGCACAGATGCGGGAGGTACGGCAAGCATGGTGATTCTCACGGGCGGCAACGTCGGCATCGGGACGACAAACCCTTCAGTCAAGTTCCACGTCGCAAAAGACGATGCCGTCACGAATACGGTCACGGATGTTGCTCAACTGAACCACTCGTCTTCGGGAACTCCCGCCGCAGGATTTGGTACAGGCTTGCTCTTTACCGCAGAATCGTCGACCACGGATGCGCAACAGATGGCTCGTATACAAGCAACGTGGAGTACGGCTACCCATGCATCAAGAGCAAGCACATTGGACTTTCAGACGGTGACAGGGGCAGGAGCACTGACGACGCAGTTAAGTATCTTAGGAAATGGAACTGCCGTCCACAGTGCGCCAGTGCGCCTGAAAGGGTACACAGTGGCAACACTGCCTGCGGGAGTGCAGGGAGATACGGCGTTCTGCACAGATTTGCTCTTGCCAGCATTCCTTGCAGTGGCGACGGGTGGAGGAGCAGTGGTCGGACCGGTCTTCTACGACGGTACAAATTGGGTGTCAATTTAATAAATAACACAATTATCATGGCACAAGATTCAGTAAACAAACGAAAGAACATCATTACAAATGCAGTGATTCACTCTGAAAGGATCGTCGATGCGCTCAATGCCCTCATACAGCTCAAAGCAGAACGTGATGATCTGGATTCCCCGATTATTGATTCGGATTGTGTAAACGGGAACTCACATCTGACTGCCGGAATTGTCGGCACCCTCTTTGACTTCGTGCTTCCCGATCTTAAAGCCACGTTCGACGAGACGCAGAATAACCAAATCCTGAACCAGATGCGTCACTAATTTCCACATTCTCCGCTGCCTAACCTATGGCTGAAACTGACACAATTCAAGATGATTATGTCCCCGAGACAACTATGGCTGAAAAAACAGATGCACAACGCGATGAACTTTTGATCCGGCTTGACGTGAAGGTTGACCTCCTTCTCGGTCAAATGACGGAAGTGAGAGAGTCGTACAAGAACATGTCTGCGCGTCTTTTGGCAGTTGAGCTTTCCAAACTCGACAAAGAGGTTGCTGATGCCCGATTTGGCGAACTGGAGAAATCGAAAGACAACGCGCTGGGAGCGTTAAAGATACTGTACATAATGGTTATACCGATGGCGATCTTCATTCTATTCAATACTTTCGTACAGAATAAAAGCGCACTCACTAAAGAAGACCTCACACAAGCATTATCAACATACGAAAAACCATGACAAAACTAATTCTACAAAAAAAGAAAAAGCCGCAGCTCATCCTCAAAAAGAGACAGGATGAAAAAAAGAAAAAGGGAAGTGGATATGCCTAGAATATGAAAAACGTCGTGAAATCAGCATCGGGAAAACAATTGAAGCACTGGGAGGCTACCGTTACCCACGGCGAGACAAAGGCCGAAATACAACGGGAGATTAAACGGCGGAAGCGAAAAAAGATATGAAACTACGTTGCATTATATACAGTACCGATCGCACCTTCTGGTTCAAACGGGATTTTGGAATTATCAAGCAGACGATTATGCGGGGGAAGGGGATCGAGGGGATTGACTTCGATGTTCGGTACTTCCCCCCACCCCTTACCATTCCTACCGTGACGGACTATATCGGGAACGTAAAGCCAAACTGGGGATGGTTTCGCCAACGTTTTCCCGCAAACGGGCACAACGTCGTCGTCTTCCACACCACTCAAAAACATGCGAAGCGGTGGGGAATCAAAGGGATGAACGGTTCGTACTCGGATGACCCAGATGAAGTGTTTGAGTTCTTCATGGTCGCGAGTCAGGGAGAAAATGCAACGGGGTATACAAAGAGCCGATTCTGGCAATTGTTCTGCCACGAACTCTCTCATGGATTCTTCAGATGGACGGCGAAGTACGATCCCACCCATGACTATGACTACACATACAAGGATGATCCGGCGAGGAACGTGTACAAGCTCGAAGACCTTTTCCTTCTGGTGGATTTCACCAAGTGGGATTTGCTGGCAAAGAAGCGGAATTATTTGGTGAGGTTATTGGAAAAATTAAGAAAGAAATATGGTTGAAAAAACATTAAGTCAAAAACTAGGAGAAATTATCCGGTCGCCGCGCTTTCTGCAACTCTTTTTGGTCGGAGTCGTTACAGGACTGAACGTCTACCACCAGACACAGGATGTAATCTATGGGATTACTTCTGCTATTGGGGTTTGGCTCACTGGTTCGGTCGCGGTTGGAACGGTGGATCGCAATAGCGACAAAAAACTTGAGGTTGCCAACAAAATGATAGTTGTCGAAACCATCAAAAGCGAGGCGGCAGCTGATACCGCCAGCGCAACGGTGCAAGTCGCGAAGATACAGAGAAGCCCAAACGAAGTATCCCATGGAGAATAGCATCAACTGGACTACCGTTCTCGTCGCATTCATCGCGTTTTTAGGAACGGTAGTCACGGTTGTGGGTGGTATTTATCTGGCTAAAATCGCTAATTCGGTAAAAAGAGCAGCACAGGATACCCAAGACACTGCTGTTTCAGTTGAAAAGATACACAAGGCTGTCAATTCCACGGCTACCGCACAAGTCGAAAAGATAGATGCTCTCCAAGAACAAATACGTCTGCTCACAAAATCAGAAGCAACACTCAAAGAGCAGTCGAAAGGGTAGTGGTATAATACCTCTACGAGTCATCTAATGGCCACCGCCGGTTGAGTCTGGGTAACGTTTCAAATCTATGCTGACACAGGCGAAAAAGGAGTCGGTAGTGGCCAAACTAGACGCGATGGTGAAAGACCTGAATGAACACACACCGGAGACGGACGGAGTGCGAGAGCGAGTGGGTATTCCTGAACCATTCAATAAAGTAGCAACAGTGATACTCGTGGTCGCGGCGGTCGTAATCGTGATTAGTCTTTTGACGGGGGCAATGCAGCCATTTCCGATCATCGGGAGGCTCATGTGAACCGGGAAGAGTGTGCCGTCGTTCTTATTATCATCGGCGTCATTTCCTTTTTACTGGTCGTCTGGTTTCATTTGCGAGTAATTTGGTGAAATGGTAGACTCCCCCCGGATTGTTCCGAACAGGGAATAACGCAGAGAGCCGCCATTTCTCGGCGGCTTTCTGCTATACTTCCCTCCAGACACAGGTCGAATGTGTCTATACGCCAGATGCGTTTAGCGGTAGAACCCACGGCATGAAACGTGGGTTTTTGCTGTATACTGTCCCCGAACCTATAACCAAAGGAGAGGGTATGGGTCTGTTCTTTGCAGCATTTGTTTGTCTGGGAGTGTTGGTGATCGAATTGGTCGCTATTTCCGGGAAATTGGAGAAAGGGTGAAGCGAAGAAAACAAAAAAAGAAGGAGAAGAAAGACAAGAAGCGGAAGCCGAAGATCAAACGGTTGCGGAATGTCCTGTATCGAAAATAGGGAGGTGCCTATGTTGGGCAGCAGTATTCCCAACTTTCCAATCTGCGGAAAATGTCGCACAGAGATTTTGAGCGTTCCAGCGCCATACGAAGGCCAGCAGTGGTATCATGCGCGATGTCGGCCGGAATTGGCTACGATTACCCTCTCCGAGGTTCAAAAACAAGAAGGTTTCAAAAAACGATACGATCCGGACGCGGGTCTGAAAATCTAGTTCTTTGTGGCTCGTCGGAATTACCGACGAGCCACTTTGTAACTGCATAGTAGACAAATTATACGCAGTTATTCGTTTTACGGCGATTGTGCGAATGAGTATTTCGCACAAAAAGTCAATAGGATTTATCCCCACCTCTCTCGCTATCCCCTCTTTACTGCCCATAATCATACCCCCCTGCAAATGGCAAATGGTAGAATGAGAGGTAGTGCTTTGTTCTTGGGGGAAAGAGAGACTGTTGTAGAGTAGCAATACAGGTTCTCGCGAGCGAAGTATTGCGAATGTCTCGGAGACTTCCCCACGAGTACGGCACTAGGTGCTGTTCTAACTGCTGGGATTAAGTCACGGGACAATCTGCGTAGGAGTCACCGTGGGATAACGTTGCTTAACTTTGGGACAAAAGGACTGACCATGGATAGCAGTGTATACAAAACCCAAAGGCGCGAGTTTGCAACGGCGACTACGCTCCCAGCAGTCAAAACGGGATACAGAAAATTACCAGCTTGGCATCAGTGGGGACGATATTCTGCCAAGCGTATCGTCCCCTTTGTGTTTATGAGATATATAAACTTGACGCAGGGGAAAAGAGCAATAGTTGATGATGAAGACTTTGAGGAATTGAACAAATGGAAGTGGCATGCAGATGTCCAAAAAACTGGATTAGTGTATGCTCGTTGTAGAAGAGAAGGAAAATTATACCGCATGCACCGTGTTATTTTAGAAGCAACTATCGGTCAATTTGTAGACCATAAAAATGGTAATGGACTCGATAATCGAAAGGAAAATTTGAGCTTTTGCAATCCATCACAAAATCAACATAATAAGGGTAATCCAAAAAATAACACCTCTAGTTTCAAGGGTGTTCTCTTGTCTAAACATAAAAAGACAAAAGTTTGGAAAGCACGCATATTCATCAAAAACGAACCAGTACATCTTGGTTACTTTGAAACGGCTATTGAGGCGGCAAGAGCGTACAATACGGCCGCCCTAAAGTACCACAGAGACTTTGCCCGACTGAACGTGATAGAATGAAGTCCTAGCCCTGACCTTTCTGAATGGCAATTTCCGAAACTCTCTAGTCGAGAGAAAGAGCAACTATTAAGTATTTCTTAACAGTTGCTCGTACAGCGGAATGAGAATGAAGTTATGTACTTGCCCATTACATAAGAAAACCGAATAGATACGATGTTTTGTATCGTTTGGAGAGCTATGTATAGGATAAGAATTACATAACGACCGCACGCCATAATTCCCTTTCATTTTATCTCAACTACTAAAGACAATAGCCGCCGGGACACTCATAACCACACTGTTGGGCTTCCCTTTTACTGTGACGGGCGCGGAATCTTCGGCACAAAAATCAGCGACTACCGAGCAGACCTTGGGACTCATACGGCAGATACAGAACCTTCAAGAGAAGGTCGCATTGGCTTCGATGGGCAATACCATCGCTATGACGAAGCCGTCACCATCACAAACAACTGCAAAACAATCTTCCATACCGAAGGATATTCGACAACAGTATGCAAGTAGTGTGCAAGTCGGTGTGCAATTAGTTTTACCAGGAATTGAAGAAAACGGGCAAAAAGAGGCAAAAACGGCAATTCCCGGAGAGTTTACAGAGTTTAGCCCGAGTGACACTAAACTCTATAAGCTTTCAACTACTCCCGGAGAGTTTACAATCGTTTCTAGTGAGGTTGACAATCACTTTACAACTACTACAAATCCTGCAAAAATATCAAGCAATTCAGCCGATGAACTACAACAAACACCTCTTTCAGTACAACAAATAATTCATGCTATACAAGACAAAAAACGAGACACTGATCGGGTTTATACGGGTACACATTGTGAACCCTATCGTGCGCTTTTTGAAAAATATGATTGGGACGTGGAGATAGCGATGGCGATTTTTGATGGAGAAAGTAGATGTGTTCCATCCGCTAAGTCCCCTACCAACGATCATGGCTTAGGTCAGTATCATAATGGTCTCGCGGTTTACGGTGAAAAAATCTATGACGCGGAGTTTAATATGGAAAAGTGCTACTACGATAAATACAAACAGGGCGGCTTCCGTCATTGGGCGGTATATAATAGCGGGGACTATTTGAAGTATTTGAAATGAAAAACAAATCCATAACCGAAATGTTTGAAGCTCCGCTCCGAAAAACATTTGAGGAGGCGACGAGAGATGAGCCGAAACACGGCTGGGACGAAGACGGGCGGTTTTACAACTGCTCTGCTGGTTGTGTGCATAATAGTTTCTGGGCGAGTTTTATTCAAACGCCGGAGTGGGATTCATGGAGAAAGGAAAATGCACGCAGACTTTTTGAGAAAGAAGAGATGACGGTATATGACGTTGACGAGTCCGCCGAGTGCGGCTGGATGTCGGTCGAACATGCCCGTGCCTTCCTTAAGTTTGTGCGGAACTTGAAATGAAAAAGAAAATCAAAAAGAAAGAGATGCCCGATCCAATTCCTCCGCGCATTCTAAAAATCTTCGATCCTATTTTTAGACAAAGAATATGGGTGCTTTTGAATCACGATGATAAAAGTTACGCACGGTTTCTGAACCGACAAAAAATAAAAGATATATCCAAAGAGATCGGCAATTTTGCTGGCTTTACCGCAGTTGTCGAGTGTGAGAATGGACTGCATGACTACCTCATTCTTCTAAAACATTTCAACTGGTGCATTAAAGACCAAGGTACACTGATCCATGAAATCACTCACGCCGTCATCCGAATCTTTGAAGGTAACAACATACCTTTCAATTCAGACACGCAGGAGTTTATTGCACACAGTATTACAGGACTCTATGAGACGATAGCGCAGAAACTTTTAGTGTTGAAGAAGTAATGTAAACTAACTCGCCTTTTTCTTTACATGTCAGAAGAAGATGTAAACAAAAAAGAGCCGCCACTCTGTCTCTCATGTGGAAGAATTATGGAACCTACGAACGATCCCTACTCATGGCGATGTACGTGTGCGCCGGAGTATGTGGTGTCTGTGGGATGATATACTAAAAGAGTCATTCTAAAAGCGTCACCTGAAAGGGGGGCGTTTTTTGTGTCTATTGGTGATACACTTTCACCATCTCGCGTACCGAGTGTACGAGGAGTTCTTAGAACCGCCAGAGGGCGGTTTTTTGTTGCTACTTCCCTACTAAAAGTTATGCACACCCCACTATACAAAAAGTATACTTTCTGATATACTCTATGGAGTAGGGTGGTTCTTTGAATAGTGGAGTGGCGGAATAGGTAGACGCATGTAAGGACACGCATTAGTGCTACAGAAGGGGAGACACATTCTCCTACAGGTAAAATGCCAGTTTTACATGCAAGGTGACTATACTCGGTAACAAACTGATAGCCATAAATAAAACGGGGACAATGGCTGGCGCCCCATCCGAGTCAAATCCTTGCCTCCACTATTCAGAGGATCATCCTCATTTATCAGATAAGACATTGTAATGACGGCGAAAACGGCAAACACGGAGTTAAGAAAATCAATCTTAGTTCCTGAAGAATTGCACGCCGAAATCGAAGAACTCGCATCTTTGGAAGGTCGATCTATTCCAAAAGAGCTTGCGTACATGACTCGAAGACGGCGCGCAGAGATAGAGAAGAGAGACAGTATCTAGTCCATAGCCATAACAAACGAAAAGACCCACCGAAGTGAGTCTGATCGCACTAATCCCTCGAAAGAATTAATAGCACTCTCCGTAAAGAGAGTACAATCGAAATAATACCATGAGTGAAACAACTTTGGCCACCGTGGCCAAGTATGGATTTATCCTCTCGATGTTCCTTACCACCACCGTCCTCGTCTCCCACTACAGTGGATTATCAGAAGCCCTGATACAATCCTTCGCATGACCTCGCCTGAAAAGAAGAAGACGTTTATGGAAATCGTAAACGATAACTTCGATAAAGCGTTGGAGCACTGCAATTTTGCACTCGCCGCGAAAATAACTGAAGAGGTGGAGTTGCGGGGTTTAGGTGAAACCGCACAGGAAATGTACCGGAGAATTGTGAAGCGACAAGAGATAAACTTTCCAGAATTAGAAACGGACAGCTGGAAAAAGAAAATGCCCGAAGAAGACCTAACCGAAGAAGCGCACCGCAACCTAAGACACGACAACGGTTGGATGTAATACTAGCAAAGTAACTTCCCTGCCCTACTATGGAGAAACCCTATCTAACACTTTTGCAGGCGTGCGAGATTCTCGGCAAACAGCCGAAAACAATATACCGATATGTGAAGCGCGGTTGGCTGCACCCGGAAGTAAGTTTGAGTTCGAGAGGAACCACTCAATACTTATTTTACAAAGCCGATCTCGATGCCCTAAAGACGGTAGACAGGACTACCCTAGACAACGCTAGCCTAGACTACCCTACCCTAGACCAGACAGGACAGGAGCAAGAAGACCTAGGAATAGAGGAGGCTTTAGGTGAGACTACCCTAGACCAGACTAGACCAGACTTGCCTAGACAGGACACCAATCAAGAAGTAGTGTCCACTCTTCGGGAACATGTTGCTTTTCTTCGAGAGCAGATCACAGTAAAAGATGAACAGATAAAAGATTTGAGCAAGCGAAACGAGGTAGCTATCGGGATCATCGGCTCATTCCAAAAGGAACGCATGGCGATAGAGGCACCAAAGCCCGAAGAACCCCACCACGAATACGGCTACCGAGAACATGAGACCGATGGAAGTGCAGACGCATCCCCTTATGAGTAACCAATAAAAATTACTATGCTAACCCAAGAAGAAAAAACAGCACGAGCCAAGTACCCATTATTCCACACACCGCCGGACGATGATGTCTTCGAAGAAATGCGCGCTGCCTGCATAGACGAGTGGCATAGCATGGAAGGAGAATACCCCCGCGCGATCTTCTACGAAGAACAACTGCCGTACATGCTGAACATATTGGATAATTTTTCAGTGATCTTCTTGCAATTTGACGGGAAATACCAAAAGGAGATCGTCTCGAAATTAAGTGAGAAGACGAAAGGGGAGCTGCGGAAACGCCTGGTCGAGGCGGAGTATGATGACGGGCAGTATTTGGAGAATATTGGATTATGAAAATCACCACAAAATTTTTTCTCGGGTCTCTGATCGTGGTGATTGTTATGCTTTCTCTTGTTGTCGGTGGCACATACTGGACGAGTGAATTTACAAAAGAAGACTTGCGCGAACCCTGCGAGAAATTGGGCGGGGTATTGCTGGGGTGGAAGTGTATCGACAGAGTCACTAAACAGGAAATTGGATTATGAGAGACATCACAAAACAAGAGTTCGATGCCTACGAAGAAGTGAGACTATCCGGCGCTACTAATATGTTCGCTGTGAATTACGTCTGCCAATTATCGGGACTGGAACGCGAAGAAGTGATCGACATAATGAAAAATTACGCCAAATACAAAAAGGAGTTTTTATCAGCGAGGAAGTAAGTGATGAGATATGAAGGAAAAAATACTAACAGTGCTCGGAAAATATAAAGTTATTGGAGACACCACATACGGTCTCGGATGTGAAGATGCCAGTGACCTTGCTGACGAGATAATTGGCATCTTTATAGAGAGTATGGGGCTATGATCGAAATCATCACCTCCCTCACCGCACAACGCTTGCATCTACAAGAGTTACTCGCAGAAGAGGTTATCCACATACGGGGTGCTTGCGTACCAAAGGGGGTATGGTACAATATAGAAAGGTCGAAAACAAAAGACCCGCCAGAATTGGCGAGTCCGATGCAAAATCCTTCCGAGATTTTTATCAGAGCTATTGTAAAACCCTGATGTCTTACTCTAGCAAAATTAGCATGAAAAAGAAAACACTGACTGTAGATTTCTTTAGACACCATGGTTCAATCGGCGGAACGATAGGCGGTAAAAAACGCTCACCCGCAAAGACCAAAGCCGCAAAAGAGAACATTAAAAAGAGGTGGAGTAAAGTTAAAAATAAACATGACACAACTTAAAACAATCACACTGTCCGGCAAACAGTACGCACAAGTGGCAGAACGCCTACGAGCAGTACATGACCAGCACAAGAACTTTGACATCGTTACAACATACGAAGTCACTCCCGCCGGATCGGTAGTATTCACCGCAACACTCACGATCCGAGACGCGGACAAAACAACGGTATACACGGGACACTCCTTTGGTGCTTTGAAAGCCGCGAAAGCGTTTGAGAAGCAAGAAACTATCGCGGTAGGTCGAGCACTGGCATTTGCGGGATATCACGCTGACGGGGAAATTGCCTCGGCTGACGAAATGGCGGAGTATGAGGACTCGGCAGACAGTGAGATGGTAACCACGGCAGTCTCCACAATCCAAAAAGCGAAAGACCTTAAAGAATTGAAAAAGGCGTATGAGGCTATGCCACCTGAAATGCAACGCTCCAAGCGTGTCCTAGAGGCCGGAAAGGTAAAGAAACAGGCACTAACTACGATTGAATAATATGCGCGTGCTTCACATGGAGCAGGGGAGCACGGAGTGGTTGGCGGCTAGGTCGGGTGTTATCACTGGCACTCGATTAAAACAGGTGCTTGGCACACAGTCGAAGTCCTTGTTGTATGAACTTCTTGCGGAATCTCTAGCCCCGAAAAAGGAGATGTTTGTGTCGGAAGAAATGGAGAACGGGACTATCTACGAAGCGGACGCCATTACTCTCTACGAAATCACCACGGGACGCTTCACGTCTTCTGTGGGGTTCGTACTGCACGAAAAGTACGACTGGCTCGGTGTCTCGCCGGACGGACTATTCAAGGAGGGAAAGAACTATGTCGGAGCCGTTGAGGTCAAATGCCCCGACACAAAAACCCACGTCAAGTACCTGGTCGAGAATAAGATACCGATAGAGTACCGCGCGCAAGTCCTCCAATACTTTCTGGTGTGTGATTCTTTAGAGTGGCTGGACTTCATCTCATACGATCCGCGTATTCAATTACCCGAAATGCAGTTGGCTATTATTCGGGTGACGCGCGAAGAATTGAAAGATGAGCTGGACGTGGCGATGGGTAAATTGCTCGATTTTCGGGAGAAGTGGGAAGCATTAAACGATAAGTACCTAATCTAGTATGGGAGAAATCGCAGACGCAATGATAGGCGGGGAGATGTGCGAAGCATGTGGAGTACCGATTGACGCGGGAGATATGGGTATACCGATGTATTGCTCAAAACGGTGTGCGAGAGACCGCGGAGTGCCAGAAAAGGATATAAAGTTACGAGTAGCAAAAGAAAGCGACTGACCTTTTGTTTGCCGATCTATGTACGAGAAGGGGAGGAGGTAACGAAGATAAAATGATATGCAAGCGGTGATCGCGCAATACTACAAAAGCAAAGCCCGTGCCGAGAAAAAGGTCGAAGAAAATCAGCGCGCATGGAAAGGAAAACTGGCGTGGTATATCGTCTGCGCGCCGAACGGCTACTTTGTAATCTCTGAAACTGCCGCGAGACTTTCCTACCCGCAATTAGATTTCAGTTTCAAAGACAGAAAATATATTGTCACGGAATACTTATCCCCACACCCTCCCTCATTGCACCGGAAATAAAAAGATGCAAATATAAAAGTCACCAGAAGTCTGAAGACTCTTGCTCGACTGTCCGCCCAAAAATAAGGGGAATCGAAAAGTGTAAGCAAAACAATGGAAACAACCATCAATGAAACGCAGATCGAAAAAATAAAAGGCGAAGTCACTCGTTTGCGTTCAGAAGTTGAAACACTCATCACGGAAGGAATAGAAAAAGATCACTACATCTCCACACTTGAGAATGCGATCAGGGGATGTTGGCAGTTAGTAAAATGATACTAATATCATGGCAAATAATCGCTACATCAAGGACAACGTGTGGGAAGATGGGTGGGTGTTCTCAATTGTACCCGAAGAAAAACTGGTATGGATTTTCCTCCTTGTCAATTCTGAAAACAACATCGCGGGGATATACAAACTGAACCGATCACTTGCCGCGCAACTGGTGGGACTTGACGTGGACGTTTTCAATGGTGTCATAAAGCACTTTGAATACGCGAAAAAGATCATCACTTGTGGCGAGTGGATCATTCTGGTGAACTTCCACAAGCACCAGTCGGTGAACCCTAAGGTCGAGGCAGGGGTAGTCAGAATCATCAAGGAATTACCCGCAGAAGTGATAAAAGTATTGCCTATGGATAGCCTATGTATAGCCTATCCTACGTTACTTAACTTTACTTTACTTAACGCTAATCGCGTTACGAACGAAAACGCGGGAAAAAGCAAAATAATGCTTTTGTCACCTATCCTAGATGACGATGGGGAAATCGAAGCGATCGCGCAATTTATCCTATCGAAACTCCATGACCGCCACTCCTTGCAGTATTACCGCCTCATTGCCGCGAGAATCTCCGAGCATGAAATCAGGCGTGTCTTATCTGAAATAGAGCATGACAAGGAAGCCAAAAGTCCGGCGAAAGTATTTGTCTCTGAAATGGAGAAACTCGCCGCCGAACTGTTGACAACGAGGGGATAGTAGTGGGGATAGAATAATAAAAATATGTACAGAAAATCATGGAAAACTTTTTGGCTGGGTGTGATACATACTTTTTTCGGGCATCCAAAGAAAGACTGTGAGGCGGTTGGTGCATTGAGTGTACGTTGCCGGTGCGGAGTTATTATCTCTTTATCGGATTATTACTAAGAACGTAACCATGATTGAAAAAATAGACCTCTTAAAATTGAGCGGAAACCAAATAGGCAATGAAAGCCATATACCCTACGATGATATAAATACTCTCGCGGAGAAAGTGAACGAACTGACCGATGCGATGAATGAAGTAATTAAAATCCACTCACAGTGAAAAAATCCGGCTTTAAGAGAAGTACCGCAGTCCCCGCAAAGAAACGCGCCACAGCGATTCTAGGCACGAAAAAACGCAAACGGCGGTCACTCTCGAAGCTGAAAAAAGACCTTGATGCAATTTTCTCAAAGTGGGTGCGCAAGAAGTATGCGATCAATGGTATTTGTTACTGTTTCACCTGCAATAAACCAATGGCAATAGCTAGTGCGCAAGCCGGACACTTCGTCTCGCGACAATTTCTCGCTACTCGCTGGGACGAAAACAACTGTCGGCCGCAATGTTGGGGCTGTAACGGATACGGAAAAGGGCAACCCCTTATCTTTGAAGAAAACCTAGTCGCGGAGATCGGCAAGAAGAAAGTCGAAGCCCTTAAAAAATCGCGCCATCAAGTCTTGAAACTGGATCGGGCGTGGTATACAGGAAAAATCGCGGAAGTGAAGGAGCTTTATCAGTCAATGCAGGGAGTATGAAAGCCCTGTATACCCCGAAAAATCATACAGCCGAGGAGTTGCTAAAAAGTCTAGGGTTTTTGTCGGCGAACAAAGGTTTTGTTCTTCCTAGCACGATGGAAAAAAGAGGGCAACCAACGCAAATTCACGCCTTGCTTGAACTTGACGGCTCGATAGACCTGCATGAGGATTTTGAGGCAGGTGGAAAACATTTTGCCCGACGGACTGGTCGAGTCAATTGTTTCATTGAGATTCTTGCAAAACAAGATAAAGGGGAACCTCTGAACTTGACTAAAAAACTAGAAATACAATATCAGTGGCCGTGGAAAAAAAGTGAGTGGGAACCGATGAGAAAATATCTATGACGATCGAAGAACACCAAAAACTCACCTGCCTCTGCCAATCCGATAAATGGCACGGACTTGCCAACATCCTTTCTTATTTGAAAACAATTACTCCCGATCCGGCAATTCCCCCAAAAGAGGAGATTTTACCGAGATTCCCGGTAAAACAGCCAGAAAGTGAAAAAGTGCCAATTCCCGGAGAGAAACCCAAAAACACCGACCCCTTCAGACGCGTAGTATCCGAGAGTGAGGATATAAATCCGGATGATATTCCATTCTAATTCTTGTCCACAGTTGACGGGAACGGAGACGGGGACTACAATAATACTATGAAAATAAATCTAGGTTCGATTGAGATTCCAATAAACGCGGCAACAAAGACCCTTGCCATTTTGGGGAAGCGCGGGTCTGGGAAAAGTTACGCCGCCGCCGTTTTTGCCGAAGAGTTGTTCAAAAATAGCATTCCATTTGTGGTCTTTGATCCGATAGACGTGTGGTGGGGATTACGCCTTTCTGCAAACGGAAAAGACAAAGGATTACCTATTGTGGTGTTCGGTATTCAAAATGCGGACATTCAGTTAGACCGTGAAATGGGGCGAAGAATCGCGCAAGCGGTAGTGAAAGAAAATATCTCATGCGTCATTTCTACATTCGGTATGCCGAAAGCGGCGCAAAGGCATCTTATCGCAGAGTTCTCAGATGAACTGCTGAATATAAACAATACCCCGCGCCAAGTGCTTATCGAAGAAGCGCATGAGTATCTTCCGCAAAGAGTGTTCGGAGGGCTTGGGGTGGTGTTTAATGCCGTCTCGAATCTTGTGGTGATGGGGCGCAACAAGGGCATCGGCGTGACGCTGATAAACCAACGCGCCGCGACTATAAACAAAGACGTACTCACACAGTTAGACACGCTATTGGCGTTTCGTAACGTCTCACCACAAGATCGGAAAGCATTGCGCGATTGGGTCGAGTATCACGCCGCAGAAGGCGACTTTGAGAAGTTCATGGAGTCCTTACCATCACTCCCTACAGGCGAAGGTTGGATATGGTCGCCGGAGTTCTTGGAGGTATTCAAGAAAATCAAGATACGAAAGCGCGAGACGTTCCACCCTGACCGTGAAAAGATCGGCGACACCTTCACCATGCCGGAGCTGACGCAGATTGACGTTCAGAGCTTTATTGAAAAGTTTTCAAGCTCTCTCAAAAAAGAAACGCCGAAGAAAGAGGACAGGAAATCAAAACCAGAAATCATTGAAGAAACGCCGGAGGATTTAAGTTTGCACGAAATCAAAAACCAGTACGAGAGCCAGTTGATTGTGAAAGAAGGCGAGATACGCGACATCAAGAAAATCATCGAACAGATACGGGGGATTGTTGGAGTAACTAATGGTATGAGTGCTGACACTCCGATAGTTTATAGTAATGGCAATGCGTCTATGTGGATAGAAAAATTGGGAGCTAACCGCGCGGCGGGTAAGATTCTCTCGTTCCTTGCGGGCAAAAGTGGTATGAAGTTTACCCGTTCACAGATATGCTTGGCGTGCGGTCTTGCGTCTAAAGGCGGCAATACTACAGACGCATTTTCGACTTTGAAAAGAAACAATTTGATTGTTGAACAAGGGAAAGAAATTACGGTAAATCCAAACCTATGACCAAAATAAAAAAATCATTTCACCTCGATCCCTCCCACGTTGAAAAAGTAAAACGCGCCGCCCTTTCTTTGGCGAAGAAAGAACACCGGAAAGTCACCGAAAGTGAAATCGTAAGGAACTTAATAGACACCCCCTCCCACTCCGATAAAGAGAGAAATGTATGAAACTATCACAGCTAATAGATGAATACTTTGAACAACCCGCGCGAGAGCTTCTTTTTCGATTGGGAATACCTCTATGGGTTCCGATTGCGTATGCCGTTGTAGTCGCAGGGATTTTTGTGTACAGGATAATCGTTTGACCCCCTAACTGTTACTGTATAAGGATATGAAACTCAACGACCTCTCAAAAGAAGACCTTGAATCAGTCGGTATAAAACCATTTGAAGATGAAGCCCGCGCCAGTGCAGAGTTGGCTGATAGAGAAGCACCAAAGGAACTGACTCCTGTAGAGGAAGCCATCCTAGCACTCGCCGAGTATCTCGAATACGTGAACCACGATGAATACGCTGTTAGAAAACACATCATGGAAATACTTGGTGTTGAAAAAAAGCCGTTAGCTAACCCCACCGTACTATGACCACCAAGAAACAGAAAAAGGAGGCGCGGATAGATACCCGAAAGCCACAGAAAGCAAAACTCGCACTGTTTTGGGGCAAACATGTTATTTCAGGAGACTGTACTTTTATAGGGAAAAAATACAAAGACGGGCAGATTATTATAGAAATTACTTATACAAAACCATGAGCATACAATCAATACAAGAGGAAGCGCGGGAGAGAGTATATGACATACTCGGCTTGGAAGTTGACCCGTCTGGTCAAGACGAAATGTATCTTATTCGAGACGAAGACGGAGAAATTATAGAGGGTATAGACTTCCGTGAAGAACTTGACCAGATAGTTGCCCTCATCTCCTCCAGCGTACAGAAGGGGCGAGAGGAGGCGACAGAGGAGATACAGAAATTAAGCGGGATAGTTGCAAAAGCAAATATCGAACAGAAACCAATCAACCCACACTGGCTTTATCAAGAATTACTAAACATGCGCGCCAAATCCCTCCCCGAAGATACGGTAATAAAATAGATATGACAGATCAACAAATCATCGCAGAGTTGGACAACGATTTTACTTTTGAGGAACTAAGAAAAAACGGGAAATTGTATGGTGCAGTAATAAACCGTATTCGCTCAATCCGCCACACCGATCAAGAAGAGTTAGTGAGAGCGGTGGAGAGGAAAAGGGAATCTCTGAAATGGCAAAAAGAAAAAGTGTGTACTCACTGGCAAGATAACTGCTCGTGTCGTTCAGATGAGGAAGTGGAAACACACAATAAAGTTGTCGACAATGTTTTCGATGCCGTCCTGTCCTTACTCGCTAAGAGAGAATGAGATATGACCGCCCAATTTAAACCAGAAGTAAAAACCATACAGGATTTTAAGGAGAACCTTGAAATAGTGCTCGATGAGTATTTTCCAAAGCTCAACGAGAAGGATGTATCAAAGCCAAGTCCGAATAACAGATCGGCGGCACTTGTTCTTTTTGCACAAGCAGTTATTTTGGCGAGGATACTGCTGGAAAATAATTCGGAGAAATAATAACGCCGCCCTTTTCTTTTTATTGAAAAGTCTATGCTAAAATACCCGCATTAGTAACTAAGTAATTTCTATGAGAGAACTAAAATTGCCGATGGAAGTGATGGTAGATGACGAGGATGTCGATGATGTCGATGATGAGCCGGTGGATAATGAGGACGGGGAATAAGTATGTCAACAAAAACATTTTCACAACTCCAAGAAATTGATCGTACCGTCGCGGAACTCTACGGAGCCGATCCGGAACTGAAACAATCAAAGTTCGGCTACTGGTATACCAAGTGGTACAAAAAGTTTCTGCAACCCGTGTGGGACGAGCGAAGCGAAGCGATACAGGGTATGTATGTAGACCACGCGCTTGAAGACCCGACGACAAAAGCGATTCTCGAAGACCGCACGAGTACCCGCGGGTATAAGTTCTCAAAAGAAGCGATGAAACAGGTTATTGCGGAAGAGAAGAAACTCATTGCGGAGTTTGATGCAAAAGAGGTCGAAATCGAGCCGATGATTAAAGCGGAGCATGTACCAGAATTGACCGAGGAGCAGAAAGAGGTGCTTATAGGGAGTTTGGTTGTGGGGGAGGAACCAAAATGAACTACGAACTTGCAAGAAAACTAAAAGAGGCCGGGTTTGCTTATGATAAAGATTTAGATATTCGAGGTGAGCAAGCAAGTCCTTCTGGTAAAGGAAGTTGGCTTTATGGTTCTAAGGGAGTTCCTAGTGATGAAATGGTGTATGTCCCAACCCTCTCCGAGCTTATAGAAGCGTGTGGGGATAGATTCCACTCCCTGCATCAGATGAATGACGGTTCAAAAATATGGTGGAATGCTCATGGGATTGAAAATCAGTTTGGAAAGACATCAAGATCGGGAGACACTCCCGACGTAGCAGTCGCAAACTTGTGGCTTGCACTTAATGAGAAAACAATTACATGAAAATATCTCTTGTCGGTACACAAGCTCGTGATAAGGCTGTCAAAGGAATGGCGTATGTGGCTGATGCCGTGAAATCCACAATAGGCATATACGGGCAGAACTTTCTTTGTGAGAAAGGAAACAAAATAACAAATGATGGCTTTTTAATTGGGTCTGAACTCGCGCCCACGATCAAAGACGAGTTTGAACGCCGCGGCGCACTGGTCGCACAGGAAGCGGCATCGAAGACAAATGACGTGGTAGGTGATGCCACCTCAACCGCATGGGCGTTGACTCATGCGATTGTAAAAGAAGCCGTGCGGTTTTTGCCAAATGAAAAAACAATAAAGGCGAAAAAGACTCCGAGTGAGATACGCGATATGATAACGACGGCAAAGGAGGAAGTAGTTTCAAAACTTGCAGAGATGGCGACGCCAATAACCTCGAAAGAGGAGTTGATAAAATCGGCTCTTGTATCAGTCGAAGATGAAGAAATCGCAGAACTTTTGGGAGGCACCCAGTGGGAACTTGGCGCGGACGGGATTATTGTCGCCGAAGAGGTAAACGAGGCGATCTCTTCTATCGAAAAGGTAAAGGGTATCAGGCTCGATAACGGTTTCGGCGGCTCGTACCTGATTACCGATCCTGAAAAAGGCACCCTCGAACTTGATAACATGCCGATCCTGCTCACGAACTACACCATCGGGGCTGAAGAATTGTTAGGATTTAAGGAATCTATCTTTAAGAACTTGATTACACAGAAGAAAACGAATATCGTCATTGTCGCCCGAGCATTTACCCCTGACGCTATTCAAAAATGCCAAGAATCTTCCAACGCGGGATTTGGCATCATTCCGATCAACGCACCGTATGTGAACCAGACGGAGATCATGCGCGACATTGAGACAGTCGTTGGCGGGAGATACATAGACACGGAAGCGGCAAGTCTTTCTGACTTGTACATCACAGACATCGGCTTTGCTAAGAGACTGGTCGCCCGGCAGTTCGATGCGGTTATCACCGGAATCGAAAACGAAGAAGCGGACGCCCGTGTCGAGAAACGAGTCGAAGAATTGAAAAAGAAACTCGCTGGAGAGCCTTCGGACTTTATGAAACGGATGATCGAGACGAGAATCGCACAACTTTCAAGTGGATTTGCCCTGTTGAAGATTGGAAGCCAGTCTCTCACGAACCGAAAGCGTCTCAAAGACAAAGCAGATGACGCGGTAAACGCGGTACGGCTCGCCCTCAAAGGGGGGACGGTGAAAGGTGCAGGGCAGGCGTTCAAGGACATATCTGACGCAATGCCGGAAGATAACATACTCAAACGTCCGCTACTCTGTGTCTACGATCAGATCATCTCCTCTGCGCCCGAAGACTGGACGATACCGGAGTGGGTTCGCGATCCGTATCTCGTACTGAAATGCGCGCTAGAGAATGCGTGCGAGACGGCCGCGGTCTTTTGTTCAATTAACGGGCAGGTGGTGGAAGAGAATCCATTGAGGTGTAAGTGTAAACAGACAAATGAAGATAGCTGACATAAAACCGTATCCGAAGAACGCCAAGAAACATCCGCCCAAGCACATACAGCAAATAGCTGACTCCATAAAAGCGTTCGGGATGCACCAGCCCATTGTTGTAGACAAGGATGGGGTGATTATTGTCGGGCATGGGAGATATGAGGCGTGTAAGCTACTGGGTATTGAGCCAGAAATTAAAGTCGTTGATCTCTCTGAAGAACAGGCAAAAGCATATCGGCTCGCTGATAATAAGCTCAATGAGAGCGAGTGGGATATGAACCTCGTCATAGAGGAACTTCAGCTACTCTCGCCGGAGATGCTTGATCTTACTGGTTTTGACTCTGACCTGCTTATTACCCCTGACGAAAAGGACGACCAAGTACCCGACGTACCGGAGGAACCCGTTAGCAAACTGGGGGATTTCTACGAATTAGGCCAACATCGGGTACTCTGTGGCGATTCTACGCAACACGAGGCCGTTTCAGCCCTTATGGGGGGCAAGAAAGCGGATATGGTGTTCACTGACCCACCGTATGGGGTGGATTATTTGAGTAGAGTGGATAAAGACCGCAGAAAACCGTGGGGAGAGATTGTCAACGATAATCTAAACGGCACTGCATTGGTCTTATTTTTGAGAGATAGTGTTGGAGAATTACCAAAACCAAAATACATTTGCTGTAACTGGCAATCAGTAAAGGATTTCTTTGAAGCACTAGGTATGCCAAATTCGCTTATTGTTTGGGATAAAAAGAGCGTTGGTCTTGGTGCAAATTACAGAAGCCAGCACGAGTTCATTCTTTTTTATGGGAAACTGAACCATCGTAATGAAACAAACGTGTGGAGCTTGAAACGGGACACTCTTCGTGAGTACGCACATCCAACGCAAAAGCCAGTAGAACTTATCGTGAGAGCTATACTCAACAGTAGTGAACAGGGGGGGGTAGTGTACGATGCATTCCTCGGCTCCGGCTCCACCCTGATAGCATGTCAAAAGACGGGGCGTATTTGCTTCGGAAATGAGTTGGAACCACGCTATGTCGATGTGATAATTTCCCGCTACTGTCAATATGTCGGGAATAATGAGATACTGAAGAACGGAGAAAAAATCGTATGGGAAGACCAAAAAAACAAGTAAACAAAGGCGGCAGACCTACTGTTATCACGCCAGAGGTGCTCGCCAAACTGGAGCAGGCCTTTGCTATTGACTCGACGGTGCAAGAAGCCCTAGCATACGCGGAAATTAAACAAGATGCGTATTACGATTATTTGAAGAAAACCCCAGAGTTTAGCGAGAGAATTGAGGAGTTGCGGCAGAGACCAATTCTTGCGGCACGAAAACGAGTGGTGAATGGTATAAATGAGACCTATCAGAACGCTATTGACTATCTGAAACGAAAGCGCAGAGAAGAGTTTGGAGATCGTATGGGAGTAGACGCACAAGTAAAAATAACAGTAGACCCGGAAGAAAAAGCTATAATCGAAAAAGCGATTGATGCAGTTATTTGATGACTTCAAAGGAATATATCAAGAATATAATCTTAAACGGTTCGCCTGAACAAAAAAAGGCGCTGTTTTCTTTTTCAAAAGAGACAAGCAATGAGAAGATATTAAAAAAGTTCAAGCTCTTTGCTCACTCGCAGTTTTATCGCTACTTCCCTTCAGAAGAAGCGCCGTTCCATGACCGGATGATCCTGCGGAGTATCCGAAGCTATCGCGGAGAGAATGCGATTGACTTGGCCTTTCGCGGCGCGGCAAAAACGACGCTCAAAAAACTGATACGGCTGTATCTGCTTTTGAATGACGAAGACCACTACCGGAAGTATATAAAAATACTCTGCCGCGATCTCACGAACTCAAAACAGATCGTCACGGACATCTTTAACCTCTGTCTCGAAGTGACGTACATCTACGGCAATATCTTTGAATCGAAAGGAGAGAAGAAAGTCGAGGAGACCATGATGGCCTTTACAATGGCCTCCGGGGTGAAGGTGACTGCGGGTACGGTAGGACAGAAGCAACGCGGGCATATCCAAGACGCCTATCGTCCTGACTGGATATGGTTTGAGGATATTGAGGATGTGGAGTCGATTAGCTCGGAAGTGATGACACAGGGAGTGATCCAGCGATGTGACGAAGCAATTGCGGGTCTTTCGCGTGATGGAAGCTGGGAATTGACCGGTAACTACATCTCGGACACGGGAAGCGTTGAGTGGTTTCTGAAAAAAAAGAATACGATACAGGAGATCGTGCCAATCCTTGAAAATATGGAACTGGAGGGGAACAAGATCATCGGCGGGACATCGACGTGGAGTATTTATACACTCGCTGATATTCAAGCACTCAAAGACGATGCACTTGATTTTTATGGTGACTATATGTGCGACCCGAAACACTCGGAGAACAAGTTTTTTGATATTGTACGGATCGAAGCGGACATGAAGAAGTGCCGACCGCCGTCAAAAACATCGGGAGACGTGAAATACTGGGGTGTCTATCAACCGCATCATCGCTACGGGCAGGGATCGGATCACTCGGAGGGTATCGGGCAGGACGCAAACACTGATGCTGTGTGGGACTTTACCACTGGAGAATTAGTAGCCTCATACGCGAACAATGAAATCGCGCCGGATATTGCCACGCACGAATTTGCGCGGGTTGGGGGGGAGTTTGGGAACTGTATCTGGGCACCGGAAGTGAATAACAAGTGCGGCGGGATTGTACTCACCACGGCTCTAAACATAAACTATCCACGTCTCTATGAGCAGAAAACACTGAAAAACGGACAGGAAATGCCAAGCGGAAAGTTTGGCTGGGAGACGAACGGCAAGACCAAAAACACGATGTTCTTTGAGTTCAAGCGCGACTACAACGACGGACTTATCCACATATACGACCTTGAGTTCTTAAAAGAAATGAAGGCCTATACGAATGCGGATTTGAAAGAAAAAACAACAGGATTGATAACGCGTCACTTCGACTTGCTCACCGCCGGAGTGATCGGCTGGCAGATGAAAAGTGAAAGTGAATTACCAGAACGCAATCAAGTCACTGTGACACTGCACGATCTGTGATGAGGGTGCTATACTGTTTGTGTCTCGAAGAGACTGATCTCTCGAAAATAAAAATCGGCTAATTGTGGTGCCATTTGAGTGTACTACTAGTTTCAGCCGATTCTTTTAGTACTCTCAAACGACCTCGCAATGGTCGTTTTTTTAGATAGTAAATAACCGAATCGTGATCGCCAACATCGTCACTGATAAAAAAGGAATCCCGCTTGATGGCAATGGGAAGAAACTTTCGGTGTCTGCGTATAACCCTCCCGAAGACGTAAAGAAGCTCTTTGCCCGTGTGCAGAAGGACTATGAGGTGGCGTGGCGGCTTCAGCACAGGAGTTTTGATGAGTTTGATGGGATGTCATTGCTTGACCGCGCACGGCTCGATCAGCAGACGTTTGGGGCGTATGTGGGGGCGGTGGTAGAACCGATAAGTAAGCAGTGGAGATGGAAGGGACGAAAGAATACGGCTAGAAACAAGGTGATCGGGATACTCGCGCACCTTATCTCCGGCATGTTGTTCCCCTATTGCTACGCATACAACGAAGAGAACGAAGAGGATGAGATGACGGCGAAAGTGATGCGGATACTCGTCGAGGATCATTTGAAAAAAGCGGACTATGAGATGAAGTTTTTATACATGGCGACTTCGGCGCTGGTGAATCCTGCGGTACATGTGGAAGTAGAATACGTCGAAGCAATGCAGAAGATCAAAGAGAAGCTGGCTGACGGCTCATACAAGGTCACGGAGGCGGTGGATATGTTGCTTTCGGGGATCGGCCTGAACATCATCCCGATTGATCAGATACTCCCGGCTGACTTTTATACGGGAGATGTCCAGCGCCAGCCAAACTACGCACGGGTACGGAGGATTTCGTACGATGAAGCGAGAGGCATTTATGCAGGAAAGTATTTCATTGATGGTGTTGATCAGTTTGATTTCGTTTCGGCAGGACAGACCCGGATCATTCTTGCCGGACAGGAGCACCAGACACTCTATGACATTGAATGGACAGAAGCGGACGCAAACTATGTGCAAGAGCTAACGATGTACTACCGCCCGGAAGACTTGGAGGTGACATTTGTTGGTGGCGTGTTCATGGGGAACGACAAAGATATCTATAACTCAAACCCATTCAAGCACCGTAGGATGTCTTTGATTGGAGAAGAGTGGAAGACGATTCCAATTTACCCATGGGCAAAGAGCGGCTTTGAACCGCTTGACCCTTCTGGCCGCTTCTACTACTACAAGTCCGCCTGTTTCAAAGAGTTCTGGGACGATGCGGCACAGAATCGTATGCACCAACTGGCGTATGACGGGACGTATTTGGATGTTATCAAACCGTTGTTTCTTTCAGGCGTTGGGAAAGTAGACCAGAGTGTGATGGTTCCGGGCGCGACTATCGGTATGCCGATAGGCGCGGATGTAAAACCGTATTCTTTGGGACCGAATCTTGCCGCTGCACTGAATATGATGCGGGTCGAGCAGGAGGATATGAGCGAGTCTACACAGGACAAACTGCAAGGCGGCAACGCCGAGAAGGGTGTGACCGCTACTGCCTCTTTGAAAGCCGAGCAAAACGCAAAAGTAATCTTGGGGGTCTTCGGACTGATGATCGCTGACCTTGTAAAACAAATCGGGGATTTGGTGGTGGACTGCATCATTCAGCACACAACGGTCGGAGAGATAGACGCAACGATCCCGCAGTCGCTTGCGGTCAAATACAAGATTATAACGGCGAAAGGAAAAGAGGCGGGGAAGGATATCACTAATCGAATTGAGTTTGACAGCTCGATGATGGGGAGAGAGCTGTCAAAGACAGAGGCGAATGAGATGGAATGGGAGATGTTTGATCAGGCGGGAGGGGAGAATAGTACGCAGGTGCACTATAAAGTGAACCCGTATAAATTTGCCCGCACTGCCTTTTCTATCGGCATGGATGCGGATATGATCGTTTCTCGAAGCATGGGGACTGACTCTCTGCGAAAAGACCGGGCATACAACATTCTCATTGATCCACGCGTCTCGCCGTATATCAACGTCCCCGAAGTCTTGAAGGATTTTGTCTTGAAGGACTACGGCGGCACCGATCCTGATAAGTATCTGAAGACGCCGGAGCAGATGCAGGAGGAGGCGATGGCGATGCAGGGGCAGGAGGGTGGCGCGGCATTATTAAATGGTGTAATGGGGCAACAATAGTATGCAAACAAAACGCGAGACAAACAAACCATCGGCACAGTTCGTGTACAACGTGCCGAAGAAGCCGAAGGTCGGGAAAAAGATGCTCGGCCGGGCGATGAAGAAATTAGCAGCTAAAAAGTAACCATGAAATCAAAGCCGACAAAAGGGATGAAACTGCACAAGTTCCTTGCCACGGGTGGAAAGCCAAAAGACTATAATCGGGTGAACGGCACGGAGGCATTACGAGCGTCCTCCAAACGTGGATCGAGGAAGGGTTAATCATCAAAAAAATATATTATGACAAACATGAGTGACTATCCGTGGGCAGTGAATCAGGAAAAGCTCTCGCGAGCGATCGGGCAAGTGCATCGTGAACAGCAACCAGCCGACAAAATGGAAGCGAGAATCAAAGAGCTGTATGTTTCGTTCGGTGGTCTCCTGCAAAAAACGGATGCGGATTTTGCAGAAGCAAAGGAACAGGATCGACGAGACACCGAAGAAGCAGCAGTATTAGCAGGGAAAAAGGTGACAGAGCAAGTGAGGCGCAGTGCAAAAAAGGTCGAACCTAAATCAACCATTGAACCAGAGCCGGTTATGCCAAAAGATGACATTGAGACACTACCCGATCCAACGACCGATGATCTTTCTGTCTAATGACAAAGACCGTCGAAAAATTGGTGAAGGAACTGGAGAAAGAGAAGCTCTCCATTGAGGATCGGACAGCCCTTACCACGGCTATATTGAGCCGTCTTATGGTACTGCCGCTTGCTGATTCGTTTGTTGTTGGAGGGGGAAATGTGTCGATAAACGGGAAGCAGATGGACACAGAACAGGTGATCGTCTTTCGTGACTCGTGCATCGCGCTTAAAGATAACTTTGCGCGGCAGATCATACAGCAACAAGTACGGTATCTTGCGACGAATCTTGGCATCTATAAATCAGTGTCGACAGACGAACTCTTTTTCTCAAAGGCGGCGCTGTGGTGCATCGAACAGGAAGAAAAACTGCTCGATAAAATTGTTTGACAGGAATACAAGTGTGCTATTATTAGATCAACGCAACGTACGCGCAGTACGACTAAAACGTAACTCCGACGCACGGAGATTTATATGAGTGAAAATATAAAACAGGAAGATTTGATAGAGAAAGATACAACTTCCGTATCTGAAGAGGAAACGAAAGAAGAAGAAACAACCGAACAAGACCCAGTAGCGGTAGAGCTTGAACGGGTGCAGAAGAGCGGAGGGCGAACGGAACTTGAAAAAGCGGAGTTTTCTCTAAAGAAGAACGCGGAGCGCTTGAAGGAATTGGGGGGCGATCCGAATGCCACGCTTGGCGTCACGACAGCCGAACCCGATCCCGACGATGAAGATGAAAAACCGTTGACGGTCGGGCAATATAGGAAGCTCGAACAGGAAAAGGCGGCGCAGACAGCGACAAAAACGGCGCTTCAGCTTGCGGATGAGATTGAAAACGAATCTCAACGCGAATTGGCGAAGTATCATCTTGAAAACACGATCAAGTCCACCGGAAACCCGAAGGAAGATTTGAACCTTGCCCTTAATCTGGTCAATGCGGTGAAAAATCAGCGCATTCTTGAGGAACAGGCGAGGAAAACTCCTCCGAAAACCCACTCAAATGCAAGCGGAGTCGATGCGATCAATACGGAAGTGCAAGGTGAATTGACTCTGGCAGAAAAAGTATTTATGGGAAAGCCTTTCAATATGACGAAAGAGCAGATCATAAAAGCTCGAACACCCGCTAAATAACTCTGCCCTACAGGTCTTGTATTACTAAAATAATACATTACCAATATGGTAGCAGTACAAAACAACATCATCATTCTCACTGAGACTGATCCTCGTTTCACCGCACAGGCCAACCTTGTCGCTGCTGGTGCAGTCGCAACGATTGCAGCAGGAACTCCGACGAAAGGCGCAGATGCCGCAGCCGCAAGCCCGTGGACAGGTGCAGTCGTTCCCATGGTTGACGGTGACGGTACGACTTCACAGCGCTTTACCGGCATCGCTAAGAACACTTCGACGGATACCGCAGCCGCCGCAGGAGCCGTCACACTCTGGCTTCCGCTTCCTGGCTATGTCTATGCCGCGAAGGCCAAGACCTCAACTACCGCAGACACTGCCGCAGAAGTCACCGCGCTGTATGGAAAGCGTGTGGTCTTTGATTTAACTTCGTCTTTCTGGTCGGTAGACGCAGCCGCAGCTGATGCTGTTGTCAACAATGTCATTATTGTAGGCGGTGACTATCAGACCCAAACGCTGTACTTCATGTACAACAACAAAGGCACTTCTATCGGATTCTGTATCTCCGCATAGTTTTAACAATCTAACCATACACATATGGATAATGATTCAGCACCATCCCTCATTCTCGTCAAGACTGCTCTCGACAAGCTGCTTGATGAGGCGACGATAGAAATGGCGGTTGTTGGGAAAGCAACGGCTAAAGACGAGATGGTATTTACCCAGGACTCTGCAACGAACGCCGCCGTCGTGACTTCGGTCATTGGTGGAGGTGGCTACTTCCAGGAAACGACGGATGATGTGGCGTTGACGAATGAAGCCAACACCGCCGCAGCCGCCGCAAAGACTACGATTGTTACGCAGTTCAAGAAGAATCTCCCAATCAGCCGCACGTTTATGGCTGACCAGCAGCTTTCCGCGGTCTCCAAGGCCGTGCGCCAGCAAGCACTGACATGGGGCGCAACACAAGACCGTGCAGCCTTCCGGGTCTACGCACTTGGTTTCACGACCCAGCTCACGATTGACGGGGTAGCTCTCTTCTCGAACTCCCACGTCAATGAGAACGGCGATACGGTAGATAACCTCGAAACTGGGGCACTCACCGATACGAACTTGAACATTGTGATTAACAGTCTTCGCACGCAGCTTTCACAAACTGGTGTGATTCTCGGCTATGAGCCAAAGTTTTTGCTCACGCCGTCGATTCTGCACCAGACGGGTATGTCTGTTGCGAAGTCCGTGCTTCGAGCAGGAACCGGCAACAACGATCTCAACTACTTCTCGGAAATGTATCCTGGCATGAAGGTCGTCTACAGCCCATTCCTCGATGCCACGTCAACCACAGCGTACTTCGTGGGGTCACAAACTCATGGTGTCTACCGCTTCGAGCGCGAAGCCTTCTTTACTGATCTGGTGGACTGGAGGTATTCAATCAACGATCAGTACACGTACAAGATGCGTGCTCGGGAAGTTGTCGATTCTATTGAGTATTCCGGCCTCGTCGGGAGTTCAGGCACCACGGCCTAGTATTTTGTTGGTCGAATTAACAGCTAACAGAAATACCTATGGCAACAAATTTCTTTCCGACCGATGGCACCATACGCATAGCTCTTACGAATGAGTTTGGCCTGGCTTTGCTTGCAGAAGGCACCGCCGCAAACTTGCCTACGGGAGCCGGGTATGCGCTGGGTTGTGAGTATATTGCGACCGATACCGGCGTCCACTACTTCAACACCGGCACGACAGCGGCGGCAGCATTTACGTTCTCGTCAACCAACCAGACGATGCAGGTCATTCAGGTGAACCAAACTGCAGCCCAAATGATTGCGACGACCGCAGGCTCCCTCTCTCATGCCAACGGCTTGATTGTAGTTCCTGCTGCGCCGACCGGGTTTGTGAATGTGTTTCATCGCGGCATTGTCTCGTACACGTTTGCCACAGCAGCCTTTACGGGAGGCGGTAACACGACCTTCAATATCGGCGGCGGTGGGGCGGCTTTGACGGGACTGATTGCGACGACGACCCTCTGGCAAAACGCATCGAGTATCATCCAGCACTTTGTTCCGCTTTCGACCGTTGCCTTTCCGATTACAAAGGAAACGTCGATTAACTTGGTGACCGCCTCCGCGATTACGAATCCCGGGACGGCAGCCGGATCAGCCAAAGTGTACGTGTGGTACTCGCAGGTAGCGATCTAGCGATTTATCGCTCTACTTTCTCCCTCATACGTGGGGGAGAAAGATAGGGATTATAAATAATAAACAAATATGCCACAGCTACGCGACAACTATAAGTACGCATACATCAGCACGGCGACAACGACACAAGTAGATACGGGTCAGGGACAGCTTGTCCGGATCATTCTCGGGGAGACGGCAGCCGGAGCGATCAGCATCTTAGATGATGTGAGCGGTTCGACCGTCAACCTTGCTTCTTTGAAAGCAAGTATCGCCGAAGGGGTGTATGAGTTTGGAGTGCAGTATGTGACGGGACTTCGAATCATCACGGCTGGGGCATCGAAACTGACGGTGGTCTATAACCCAATCTAAAAATGAGAACCGTCTTTGACCTAAAGAATAGCGTCGCCGGACTCTTGAGTGGCGTTGATCTTGGGAATGTGGATGATGCGAATGGGTGTTTGGAACGTGCCGCGTCCACACTGGTACAAAAAGCAGACATACCCGAAGCATCGGGAATACAAAATATCGTTCTCTATTCGGGTGTCTTTGACTACTTGTGCGACGAGCGTATTTTTGGCACGGCGATCAATGACATACGGCCACAAGGCATTAGCCGAAGTCCCTCTAACTTCGCATACAAACGCGAGCAAGCGGACTTCGACCGCACGAAAAACTATTACCCCTCCGGCACACAATCCACGTTTGAGTATCACAACGGCGTGCCGATAATCAGAATTGTTGCTCCGTTCCCAAAACAACAATTGGTGATAGACAAAATGGACGCGGTAACGGGGTGGACTGCGGCAGGGAGCGCATCAAACTTGGTACAGGATAGTACGGTGTTCTATCAAAGCCCGTCGTCTCTGCGGTTTCTCCTCACCGGAAGCTCTACAGGCACTCTCACGAAGACACTGACCAATCCACTCGATCTTGCCTCGTATGAGGATGTGGGTGTGGCGTTCTTGGCGATTGAGATACCGACAGGAGCAACGGCGACGAATCTGACGAATATAGAACTGCGTCTCGGCTCTGATTCAACCAACTACAACAACGTCACCAGTACCGCAGGATTTCTCGGCGCATGGACGGCGGGGAATTGGTTGCTCGTCGCGTTTGATTTTGCTGGCGCAAGCCAGACAGGAACACCGGATTGGAGCGCGATTGACTATGTGCAGGTACTAATTGCCCACACAGGAACATTCACGAACTTCAGAGTCGGAGGATTGTGGATTTCATATCCGACTCCCGCGCAGATTCTCTACCAGAGCGCCGCTATATTCGTCGCGAGTGGCTCTACAAGCCCCACCACGATCATTACAGCCGATACCGACACAATCATCCTCACCGATCCGGCATATAACATCTATCTATATGAATGTGCGCTTTCGGTGCTTCAAAACACGGGAGCAGGAGCGTCTGACGCGACAAGTATCAAGATCAACCAGATACTTGATGGAAGTGGGAATGACATTGGACTCTATGCGCGATATAGAGGGGATAATCCTTCACAAGAGATACGGCAACTCGGGAGCTGGTACGACAATGACATCGGGTATGGCGGGGCGTATCGGAGTAACTGGTAACTATGCAAACACAAAACTCTGCCAAAGCAAAAAACTTTGATTTCCCGGACATGGTTTCGTCATGGCAGGGGTATGTTTCTTCTGTAGACAAAACGAATATAAAGCCAAACATTTTGGTGTCCGGTTCGCAGAATGTGTATAAGAAATTATCGGGGACGATAGCGGTGCGGCAAGGACAGAAACGGCAGGGGGTGGCGAATGCAACAGCGTCCCCGATCTCCTCGAAGTTTGTCTGGGACACGTCACTCGGGGAGACGTACACGATGGTTGTTGCTGATACGAAACTCTACGCGGTGAAAGATGCGGTGTGGTATCAACTCCTTTCCGGCCTTACCTCAACCCGCTATGTCTTTGATAAGTGGTGGGACAATACGCTCAAAAAAGACGTCGTGCTGTTCGTGAACGGAAGCGACAATATGCAGATGTGGAGCGGAGGGTTTGCGGCGGTACTTTCTGCGACCACGACAACAATCACAAAAAGCGGGTCAACGTCATTTCAGGCGGCCGGGTTTATCCCAACGTCATTCTCAACTATCGGCTCGGCAACCACACAATTTGATATCACCAATCCTTCGGGGACGACCTTTCGATACACCTTTGACGGAACGGGTACTGATCCGACAATTACCGCCACTTCCGTACCAACTGGCTCATACATACTGATAGGCGCGCAGAACTTCACTGCCGCGAACAATGGAATCTTCGTGGTGACGGGATCGGGCGCGAACTATTTTGAGGTCACGAACGCGGCGGGGGTGGCGGAGAGCAACAAAACAATCGGCACGGGATTTATATACAAAAACTACACCAAAGTCTTGACTATTGGTGGCGTGATCTACGCATACACGGGAGGAGAGACGACGACGACCTTGACGGGAGTGACACCAGACCCGAGTGCGATTGTAGCTGCAACGACGATATTGCAGGCGGTGATAACGTATCCCGATACTCCGGCGGCGAACTTTAACGCGGACTTCCTCAAGGTCATAGGTAATCAAGTGTACGTCGGATCATACACCTCGCGGCTGATCTATATGTCGCAAGACCTTGACTTCACCAACTACGTCGTACCCTCTCCACAGATTGCGGGAAGCCCCGGACTCTTCGTGATGGACGGTACGGGAAAAGGAATAGGCGCGCGACAAGGTAACGCGGTGATCGGCTTCGGGACGAGCGGATTTGCGGTCATATCGTTTAGTTTCGTCTCAAACAACAACGTCATTACCCGGAACAACAAGATCGACATCAAACCAGTGGCGATCCTTCAGGCTCCATTGGCGCATGAGTTTATGGGGAGCGTGGGAGACAATCTGATCTATCTCGGACAAGATAAGCAAGTGCGGGAGTTCGGGGATTTTAACAATCTCTTTGTCGCGGGGTATCCGTCTATTTCGCAGGAAGTGGCATCGGAACTTTCCGAAGAAACTTTTACCGGTGGCGGACTTTCATGCATCGGAGAGTTTATCTATATCACCGCGCCGAACTCGGGGAGGGTGTATCTACGGCAAGAACGAACGACTGTAGATGGTGACGGGAATGTGGTCGCCGAACGACTTTGGCATCCACCGTTTATTTGGAACGCCACGTTTATAGACCAGATTGAGGGCGTGGTAGTTGCGTTCTCAAATGCCAACCCACAGATATACGAGGTCTGGGACACAAACCAGTGGCATGATGACTCACCAAGCGATGAAGCACTGCCGTACTCATGCGTGATGGCACTCGGCTACCGTGGAGAGACGAGACGGCAGGGACTATGGGCTTTTGATAAGCACTTCACGGAGGGGTACTTGTCCGCAGGAACCTTGCTAAACCTGTTGATAAATTATGACTATCAAGGAAGCAAGAACGCTATCACGGCAGTCATCAACAGTGTCGAGCAACCGGCGTATTTATTTGAAGGCAGTATCGCGTCTCTCGGGGATAATCAGATCGGGCAGGAGTCTTTGGGGAATACCGGCGTGCAGGACATCGCTGAAGAAATGAACAACCCGATAAAGTTCAAAGTCATCAACTCACTTTCGACGGTCAACTGTTTTGAATGGCAACCGGTCTTTTACTCCGATGCGGCTGACGCGCAGTGGGAGATACTGGCGACGGGAACAAACGCGGAGGTGGAGGTGAACCAAGACGCAACGTTCATTATTAACAAACTAAGAACATAATTATGGCAACCTTTCATACTGCAGGTGCAGGCACATACACACTGTCGTCTTCGATTAGCTCCACCGCAACGTCGATTTTGCTTACTTCTTTCCTAGAGCCAGTGACAGGGACACCGTACACGATGGTGCTTTTGAATACGGATATTGTGTATGCGACGATTGCGCCAAAAACGAATTCAAGTGAGTTCATTTCTTTCACGGGAATTACACAGAACGCAAACGGCACGGCAACGCTGACCGGCGTGACGCGAGGACTTGCAAAAAAATATCCCTTTACCACGGACTCTGCATATAAGCTTCCACACTCGGGGCAGTCGCAGTTTATACTCTCCGATGCTCCGCAGGTGTTTGAGAAGTACGGCTCGATTGAAAACACGGAAACACTCGCGGGAGTGAAGACATTTACCTCCATTCCTGTGCTTCCGGCGTCTGACCCAACAACGGCGAATCAAGCGACCCGAAAGTCCTATGTGGACACGCTGGTGGCGACGAAAGTCGGACTGACCGGCTCGGAGAGTATTGACGGGGTGAAGACATTTACATCTTCGCCGATTGTCCCGACACCGACAACTGCATTTCAAGCCGCGCCAAAAGGATATGTTGATGGCGTGGCGATTGCGGGTGCGCCGGATGCAAGCGAGACGGTAAAGGGTATCGTTGAGGAAGCAACAAATGCTGAAGTGGCAGCGGGAGCAGATACCGGCGGAACGGGGGCAAAACTTTTTGTCCCGCCTTCAAAGATGAATCCGCAAATAGCGTCACTGGTGCGAAGCACTATCTCATGTCTTACCTGTATTCCCTATTCAGCCATTCCAGTCGCAACTTCCGTGAGTGAGGTAACGGTTGGTACTAATACAACAGCGTTTGTAGGTCAAGTTATCATTCCTTTCGCCATAACTGCAAATAAGATCAGTTTCCGTGTAGCGACCGCCGTGACGACTCCTGGTACTCTTGATCTTTCTCTGTATTCAGAAGATGGACAGACGCAGATATTTTCTGTCACTACTGCTTCCATAAGCGCGACAAATAGCATTGTCACCACGGCTCTTTCGGCGGTGGTAATTCCTGCCGGTGTGTACTACATACTCGTAAATCCAAACAGCACCGCAAGTGTTAATACGTTTTTTTACCTACATTCTGGAACTGTGCCGTTTACGGAAACGGAAGGGTTGCCCTTTGATATCGCAAGTGAGCCGGTGATGGAAGGGACACTCACGATAACTGCCGGTACTCCCCCCGCAACTTTTACACCGTCGTCAATCACAGGAGTAGTAAACAGGACTTTGATCTTCAGACTTGATAACTAAAATATGGCATCCAAAACAATCAAAACAGCAGACGGAAAGACAAAGAAAGTGCTCGTGGGGAGCAAAGCTGACCCTTCGAGCAAGAATTATGTCGCGCCTAAAACTTCCTCCTCATCTGGCGGTGGCTCCTCCACTGCCGATCTTTTAGCAAAAGGAAATGCGATGCTCGCACAAACTGCCGCGGAGGGAAGCAAACCATTTGCGGGGTCTTCATACGACACTTCGGCAAAATCAGGGGCTGCCACTGTAAGCTATAGCCCGTCAGGAGCATCTGCGGGGAAAGCCAGTACCAATCCTGTAAAAAACGTCTCGTCTACTTCTACTCAAACCTCAAACAACGCCAACCTCGAAGCGAAACTCGCACTCGCTAAAAAAGCCTACGGACTCTCACAGCAACTCGCCAAACAATCGACGACGACGCTTTCTTCGGACAAGACAACCGACATCACAAACGCGCAGATACAGTTGAAGGGACTGAGTGAAACCGGAGCCACCAGCAACCCAGAAACAGGAATCACACAAGACGCTTCGGGCGCGGTGTGGGAGCCGTATGAAGCTCCGAAGGAGAAAAAAGGAGCTACAAGCAGCGGGGGGTATTACAAATCGGTGTACTACCCTCCGGGCGCGGAAGTTCCTACCGATGAACGCGGGAAACCTGTTAAGCTCACGGCGAGTGATCCGACCAATGACTATATTCTCAAAACACTGGTAGAAGAGCGGTCGAAAAATGACGCTCTAACTGCGCGTCTCCTAAACAACGTGCAATCGCAGTTTCAGAGTTTGGTGGCACAACAGGAAAAAGAAAATGAGAACCAACGGAAAGCAGACCTGTCTCAAACTGCGTATCTCACAAACTCCATGATTACATCGGGAGCACTTCGCGGAGATGTCTTCAGCAATGACTACATTCAAGCCTCGACCGAACGGATGAAAGATAACATTGACGCGGGACTCTCCGCGATCGCAGACCTTCGGGTGAAGGAAGAAACCGCGCTCGTCACTGCAATTTCGGCTGGCCAGCAGCAGGATTTCAGACTACAGGAGAAACTTATTGACACCGTTGTTGCGATTCGGGATGAAAAAGTAAAGGCGGTGACGAAGTTAAGCGATGATCTGATCGCGGCTAAGAAAGACGCGCGGGATTTTGCGTACAAAGTATCTCAAGACAAAATCGATCAGGCAAACAAAGTGCTTGACCAGCAACTAGAATCTGAAAAGTTTACCTATCAACAGAAAAAAGACGCGCTCGACCTTGCGCTTAATCGAGGACAACTATCGGAACAGCAACGCCATAACAAAGCTATGGAAGCCTTGGACAATCAACGGCTTATTGATGCACGCAAGGTAGACGACGCAAAGGATAAAGACCCAGTGACAAAAGCTGGCGTTGCGATCGATGTCGCAAATAATAAAATTGCTCTGATTGACTCTTTACTCAACAGCAAGGGACTCGCGGGTAGTGTAGGGACATACGGTATCTCTCGGTTTACCCCGTTCACTGCCGACAAAGCAGCCCGCCAGGAGTTTGCCGCAGGAGTCAATCAGCTTGTTAGCAAGGACACCATTGATACCTTGCTTGCGTTGAAAGCTCAAGGCGGCACGCTTGGAGCGCTTTCCGATCAAGAACGCATCTTGTTGCAGAGTGCCGCAACGAAGATCGGTACGTGGATGCAGCGAGATAAAAATCGCAATCCAACAGGCAAGTTTGAAGTCTCTGAAGAAGATTTCAAAGCAGAGCTGAACACGATGAAGTCTCTTGCAGAAAAAGCCCGCGATCGCGCGGCAGAGAATATCCTTTCACCGGAAGAAAAAGCTGCACTCGATAGCGAGTTTATTCAAGATGAAGACCCGGCATCATACTACTAGCTATGGCTTTCACTACTAAAGAAAAAGAAATAATACAGTTTGGCAAAGCAAACGGCAAAACTCAACGAGAGGTTGAGCAGGCGTTGATAAAGTATCGAACGGGGACGACTACAAAATCAGTGCCTGTTGCAACTGCATCGACAGGGAAAAATGTTGCCCCGCCCGAAGAAAAACAACCCGGATATGTCTCGCGTGTTGTCTCTGGCGTGCAACAGACTAAAGAAAACCTCGATTCCATAAGAAGTGAGTTTAGAGGAAAAGGAGTTGAAAGTAATATCGTTGGAGCGGCAAAATCCGTAAGTGAAGTCGCACAAGCGGTTGTCTCCCCTGTTACAGAAGCTCTTCGCAGTCTTGCTTCGTATGTTCCCAAAATACCCTATGCAAAAGAGGTCAAAGACGAGTTGGGAAATTTTATTAAAACTGCGACAAAACCGGAAGTGGATGCATTGGAAGCGTGGACAGCAGAGCATCCCGAACTTGCAAAGCATCTTTCGACCGTCCTCGAAGTTGCAAAAACTAGTGGTGATGTGGCGAATGTCGGACTGGTGGCGGAGGGAGTTGGTGCTCTAGCAAAAACAGGAGTTGCTGTTACAAAAGAAATTCCATCTGTGGTCGGAAAGGTTGGAAGTGCCACGGCAGACACAGTGAAAGCGGGAGCGACAAGGGTGGGGGAGATGTTGCCAGACGTTAAAACTACGCTCTTTGGAAAATCAGGAGTAGTGGAGAGTATTGATGATGTCGTAAAACAAGCAGACGCGGCATTGAAACCGTCAGAAGTACTTGCAAAAACGACACAAACAACCGCAAAGCCAAGTCTTATGGAACGATGGGCGGGTGTCTCGAATGATATTAAAAATCGTATAAAGGGGAAAGCACAGAAGTTGCAGGAGTATTTTGATGTCGCTCACGCTCGGAATAACTACGACACACTCCCGACCCCGCTCGAATATGGTGCAAAAAATGTTGAGAACGCGGCAACGAAGATGCAGAGTCTTCTTGATGACACAGGTGGACAAATTGGCCAATTTAGACAGAAAATAGGAACATATAAAGCATCTCCCGACGCGGTAAAAGCTGTCGAAGGTTCGTTTAATGAGCAACTTTCCAAGCTGAACCTAGAAGTGCGAAA